CAACAAACTGGCCGTTGATGACAAAGCCGCAGCGGACGTTGCCCACGCCAAGCCATTCAAAGTCAAACCACAAGATTTGTGTCTTTGTCAGGTCGAGCGTGACACCGGACGGACCTGTACCGTTTAACTTGTCACCATTCCAGTTAGCTTGTGCCACATAACGAGTATTATCAACAGAACCGCCCGTATAGGTGCGAATGACAAACGTGACCCCGTTTGGCCCCTGTTCCAGATAGACACCATTATACGCACTATAATACCCAACGCGCTGCGTCAGATTTGTTTTAGCCGCAGCCATTGTAAAAGTTTGAAGCGTCAGCAGGCCCTTCCCCGGCTGATACGGAAAGACACGAAACGTCTGTGCCAGCACCGTTGACCCAGACGATGTAGTGACAGCAAGATCAACTGAAGACTTATTTGTATTATAGGTCGTTGTTCCACCTGTTGCCGTTACATAGCTATAAGCCGGATCGGCAGCAAAACGGCTTTGACTATCAAAGATCGTGTATGGAGATGTCACACGCAGTCGGCCAAACGCATCTACAGTCGATCCGCCAAACTGTGCGTAAAAGGCATTATTAACGGATGACCCATACGGAGGGTAAACAGTGATAGTCATCAGCCGGGTCCCCCGCCAACCTTGAATGTAACCGTCGATGCGGATGCATATGCTGCTACGAACCCACCACCAGACAAGACCTGCTGACCCGTCCATTGAACAGTTGTATTACCATTGATTGGCGCGGCATAGAACAGAGCATTACTTGCACCCGCCGTTCCGCCCTTCGGCACCAGAGAGATATAAAATGTAGCTGAGGTTGCTGAAGTATTGCAGATTTCTATGTCAACAATCGCCATCTGCACATTGCTAGGTACTGTGTAGAGTGTTGAAAACCCCCCAGTTCCTGCCGCGCCAGACGACAAAGGCGTACCCCTCATATAGGCATAGATACCCGTCATGGCTTGGTTGATGCCGTTGATGGCAACAACGCCATTTTTCTGGGCTGTGAGGATGTCGTCGAGTGACGCCATTAGAACCTGCCATCGGGTTGGAGCCGATATCTAAAGTTACCCAACCGCCACCAAGAGTCGATGTCATTGCTTTCGATCTTAATCGAAACCAAGCGCCCCCTAAATCGCGGAGTTATATAAGTCGTTGCCTGTGTCAGCGTGTATGGGCCATATGCAGTAGGCGTCTGCCCGGCATAGTCTGTGACATAGAATGTCAGCAGAATGTTGGCACCTTGTGTTCCACCATAATAACCCCACTTCATGTCGGGCCATACTTGGTCGATAAACATCTTCACATCGGCTTCAGACAGCACAAAATAGCCAGTTTGAAACGAGCTATACATAGCTGATCCATCAGCATCAGGCGATGTCTCATGCTGATAGATAAACGTATTCAAACCCGCGCCAATCGGAGGCCCCAGCACTGATTCATTGATCCATGCGGATCGTGCCACATACGGGTTTTGAGCCGTGTTGAACCCATAATCCCATTGGTCCAAAACGACATTGTACTTCACATAGCCTTCATTCTCACCGCCATTGCTGACAGTTGGGAAGTACCACGTAATCTCGCCAAAGCGGCTATTTGGCGCGATCCTGATCTTGTCGAGATTGTTGGTATCCAAATCTTGGAACACGACATCCCAAACTGGGCAACGGATTGGCTCAATACCACCGCCAGCGAGCTTGAAAAACTGGCTTGGCCCCATCCAATAGACAATACCACCCAATGAACCGGCAGCTTTTCGGCCAATTAGACCGCATCCGGTACCAAGTTCGTTGAATTGGTACACATATGGAGGACCAACATATTGCATGGCCCAAGCACCAAGATCAGTCCAAATCAGACCTTGCTGCGGACCTTGGATACACTGAACGATGCGCGAGCCTTTAGGGATTCGATACGATCCCGCCTGATTTGTGATGGAGGCAATCCATGTTTCATAGTCGTTGACATCGCACCAGCGGATCAGCATCGGGTCACCCACGCCCGTAAATGTTGAACCCCAAGCGATGATTTGTCGTTGCGGCATGGCAACGAACATTCCTTGGTTCACAGGTGGCGCGTTAGCGATGACATTTGCCACAACATTGCCGCTAGTAGGCGACCATTGGTAGATCGGTCCATTCAACGGATTGGAAATGAAAATCTCGCCCCAGTTGTCGAGAGTCCAATCAACTGCATTGATAGGCTGCCCTGCACCCTGCAACGATGAAAGACCGCTGCCATATGCGCCTGCGCCATACGGCCCCACGCCATATCCACTGGCTACAGGCGATGGACCAAGGCCGTTATAATACAGCAAATAAACATTGCCGCCGTTTTGTTCGACCGAATACGGGCCAGAAATTGTACCACCTGATACATATGCGCCGGTTTCAACATTAGCGTAGGAAATGCTACCTGCCGATGCACCTGTCAAAGTTGCTGCATCATTATAGCCAGCAGGATTGATCCCAGAGACAACTACGTTGTCGCCAATCAGAAAGGTAACAGGTGCGGAATATGTGATAGTCACTGTTGCACCAGTTCCTGATGCACCTGTCACAGAAATCGTACCAGCTACGTTTGAGGCAGAAATCGTGAAATTGTCCGCATCAACAACAGTCAGGACTTGATAGTTGCCATATAGAGTGACACCTCCAGCGGACGTTGCAACCAGAACTGGGAACGTGTCTCCAACTGAATAGCCATGATTTGGAAGCTCAACGTTCACAAAATCACTGCCGGATTGGAACGTAAAGACTGAAACAACACCACCGTTTGTAACTGTTGACGTTGCAAGTGCAGGTTCACCAAAGACATCACGCGCATAAATATTGTATGTGGTGCTGTTGACCTTGCTTACTTGATACTGACCAAACAATATCAAACCGCCGACACTCACTTGAGTTTTGATATAAACGACATCGTAGTTTGTCGTTTCATACAGAGAATCAACAACCTGCACGACATCACTTCCAGCCGTGGTGCTGAAGTCCGGCGTTACATTGTCGATTGTCGTTTGTGGGGTGATGTCTTGAATGCCTGACCCAATGATGACCTCTAACGCCCCACCTCCGCCAGCAATCAAGCCGCCAGACACATATGCAGTTGTTGTTGCACTCGCATATTCGACCGTTGTCGGCGTTGAATTTGTCACCAAGTAAGTGCCGTTATAGGCAGACGGGTTGATGCCGGATACGGTGATTGCATAGCCTACGGTGAACGTGAAGTTAGCCGAGTGCGTAAGCGTGACAGTAGTTCCATCACCCGTTGCATTAGTGACCGTAAAAGGTCCTTGACCTTCTGCACCCACGCCAAGATACGAGTTCGCATTGGTATCCTCCCAACCCCACAGGCACCGAACGATAGAGCCAATCTGGCTGGAAAAATACTTTGTCCAACCACCAAGCTTCTGAACCAAGCCACCAATCGTCCGATCAGGAATAAACCTAATCAGTTGGCTTTCAGAAATAGCTGCTTCGTTCAAAGCAGGCGTTTTATTCTGATCAACGCCGGGAAGAAGCTTGAGGCTCTGATGCGGCATTGATTACCTCGACGGCGTGGCAACGACAGACGGCGACTGCGACGACCAAGCCGCAGCTTCGAACTTCTTGCGGTTTTCTTCCATCATGGCCGACTTCAGAAGAGCCTGATACTGGCTCTCATAAGTCACAGCCATTTGCGGATCGTCATTGGCGCGGCCAAAGTTGCGCTGATAGGCGCTGATGTAGATCATGGACGCCATGATAAACAAATCAGGCAGATACAGACTGATGAATGTCGTGGTGTTTGTCGCTGACAAGCTATCAGGACGAATCGTGCCGACAATCTCAACCCGATAGGCAGCATCAGGATACGGACCTAACAGGAACGTATAATCATCGAACGGCGCAAAATACTTTGGCAATCCACGATTAGCTGACACACCTGACCCGTAACAGGCGTCCAAAAACTCCTTAGTCGTGGGGAGTAATGCAACGCGAGTTCCGTTATCTGGGTTAGTGGTGCCAGCAGGCGTGATGACATTGATTTGTTCTGGGACGACAAATGTACCTGCGGGAACCACAATCGTGCGCGTTCCGATAGTACATGAGTAACTTGTGTTGGAGACCGAGGTGAACAGAAAGTCCACATCGCGATACATTCGGTTTTCGGCGTATGTAATCATCTGCGGAAGAATAGTTACATACGCGGGGTCGTTAACCGCAACCACGGCCATAGTGGCAATCTGATCAATGTAGCTGTTGGTGCCTGCTACCGTGCCAGCATATGAAAGACCAGTCGTCATGGGAGAACTCCGCTATCCCCCTGTTTTACCACCATTAGGCGCTTTTTGCCATCTCAGTTGCTTTTTCCTCAACCTCCGCCACGCGCCGGCCCCAACCCTTGCCAAAAGTATCCCAGGTTGGAAGTGCCTTCAGGAACTCCAAGCGCATTCCGCACATGGCATCGACCATCTCATCCGCCGGGCAATCCTTAATCGCAGCCAAAGATTTTGGCCCGATAATCCCGTCAGAAGGCACCCCTGCAATTGACTGAAGGTATTTGGCAGCCCGACCGACCCCGCTGTTCACAGCAAGATCATAAGCAGCATAGTCCACGCCAGAAGGCAGATCATCGCCCTTAATCCGATCCCAATAACGGGATTTATAGAACGGCTTAACGATTTCAGGGGTAAGGGCTCGCATTTCAGCCTCATCAGCCGAGCGTCCAACATACTCTTCCCACGCCCTTTGGGTGACACCAAGATTGGTGCGGCCACCGGGGTCTTTCGGGTGGTTGACGTAGCCCCCTTCATGTCTGAGGACCATCTCAAAGCACTTTTCCCAGTTTTCTTTAGCCATTTCACTTATCCTTACTAGCAATGAGGCTGTTCTTTTCCTTCGACCCGGCACTGGAGCCGTAATAGAAGTTAA